TGCCCCAACTCCACCACGCTTTCTGAGCCAGCGATGCGCTTTAGGAATAGTTTGCCGTCGGGGACATTCACCGCCAATTCCCCGGGGGCCAACTGCGCCGTGCTCGGCACCCGGCCCGCCACGGTCGTGCGCTTTACAAGAAGTGTGTTTGTCATGGCCTAGAACGTGCCCCCATCAAGGGCGATGCCAGAGATCGCCCCACCGGTGATCGCGACATTGTTGGCTGCTTGCGTGGCGATAGAGCCCAGCCCGAGGTTCGACCTCGCTGTCCCTTTGTTCGGCAAATCCGACAAGTTCGAGGCTGCGGCGAGTTTGCCAGCCAGCGCATTGGTCACAGTCGTGGCAAAACTTGGATCATCCCCCAGGGCTGCGGCCAATTCATTGAGCGTGTTCATTGCACCAGGGGCGGCATCAATGAGCGCACCGATTGCTGCTGCGACAAACTCCGTGGTCGCAATCTGTGTGGTGTTGGTGCCGGTAGAGGCCGTGGGCGCGCTTGGCGTTCCGCTAAAAGCTGGAGACGTTAATGCAGACTTACCGTTGAGCGCACTCTGCAGCCCCGTAATCTGTCCCATCGCATGACTGTGACTTGAGGGCGCAAAGCTTGTCGGCTTGCCGGTAATCCCGGACCAAGGCGCGGCATCCGCCACTTCCGCCGCATCCACCTTTCCGTCACCGTCTGTGTCATAGGTGGATTTCGCCATGTCGCCGGCGCCAAAGCCCACAATGGCGTCATTGACGAAGGCGGTGGTTGCGATCTGTGTCGAGTTCGTGCCAGCCACGGGCGTCGGCGCCGTGGGTGAGCCCGTGAAGGTGGGTGACGCCAAGGGCGCTTTCGCCGATAGCAGACTGTCAACCTGCGACTTGCGAACAAGATCGGTCCCGCCGCTGGCATTTTGTCCAGATTTTGGCACGAGAGAGAAGGTCTTGGCCCCACCAACTGTCTGGGTGCCAACCAGCGCCAGAAAGCCACCACTCCCCGCGACAGGGACAATCGACGTTGCATTCCCGCTGCCATCATCGCCTTTGCCGACATAGAGCGTATCATCGACCTCGTTGTGGGCCAGCTCGCCGGATTTCAGGGCGGCCGGTGCACCTGCGACGCCAGAGACGCGGCGCTTGAGTTGAATGGTATTGGCCATCAGAAAAAGCCTCCGTTGATAGGTGTGTCGGTGGGCAGAATGGTAATGCCAGGATCCCCTTGATCGCCCTTGTCACCGGGTGGGCCGGTTTGGCCGTCCGGACCTGGGGCGCCCAAAAGCCGGATCCGCGTGGCTCCAGTGGCAATACGGATTTTGATGGGCGCAGCGCCTGAGGCCGCACCCGAGCCCATGTTTGGGAATGGAGATGGCGGGTTGTGAGACGAACACGCACTCATAACAGGCCTCGGGTCACGGGGAGCATGACGGGGATCTCCAAAAGAAAGCCCAAAGGCAGAGTGGGAAGGACATCCACGCGGACCATGTCCAGCACCACGGAACCCGGTTCAAAGCGGCTCGTATCTTCGGCGCGGATCGTGAGAGACAATAGGCAGTCGCTTTGGCGTCTCAGCGTTTCGTCTGCGGTTGTAAGCGTGGCCAGGATGTCAGTGGCCGAGGGTTTGAGACGGACCTGCGCGACCATATCGACCTGCGCTGGAAACAGCGGCGCCTCAGCCTCCAAATCCAGCCTGTAGGCATAGCCAATGAGAATGGCAGGGCCTTCAACGATGTCGACACTCATGGCACCCACCTGCAGAGCGTCGCTCCGACCTCGTTATGGGCCACTATCTGGGCGAGGGTCTGCTCACTCAGCATATCTTGGCGTGAGGGCCGAATGGGTGCGGCCCAATCGCAGTCCGCGTGCAAATCTCGCGGCTCAATCGCGCATCCAGCGGTCAGCACGACGCTCAAGATCGGCACGATCAGTGTTCTGAAGGTCATGGCGGATTTCCTTGGACGTTTGCAGCGCGCGGACACGGGCCTCCGCGCGGCGGATGGCGAGGTCGGCCTCTGCGGCATGGCGGCCCTGGCGGAAGGCGATCCAGAGCGCGCTCAAAAGGGCAAAAGCTATGGCGCCGCAAAACGCAGCCCGCTGGCCAAGGCCTGCCAGCAATCCGGTGATGACGTGGATCATGGTGTCTTTCCGGTGCGATGATCTTCAATCCGAGCCGACCGGGCGTGCAATGCGTAGACAATGACCGCGAGAAAGACAGCGGCGCCAATCCACGGCAAAGCGGTGGCGAGCCAGGCGTCAAGCCCGAACAAAGAGAACGCACGCCTGGCCATATCCCGCGCTTGCTCCGCCTCAACCAACGCAGGCGCGATTTGAGACCCCACAGACCCGACGGCCCCAAGGACCCCAAGGCCAATCTGTGCACTGGATGCCATCACGATCCGGCTGTCTTTTGGTATGCCGGATGCGCGCGCGGGGGCGACTGCGCGCGGCCCGGCAACCTCAAGGGCTTCGGTCAACGCCATATCGATGATTGGGACGAGCGGCAGGCTGTTGTCATTGCGGAAGGCCAAAATAGCAGCGCTTGTCCGAGGCCCAACGATCCCGTCAATGGTGCCTACCTCGTGATAGCCGAGCTCCTTTAGACGTCTTTGCACCGCCTCGACGGTCATCGTCACGCTTGGCGCGACGTTGCCCGCACGCCGCACACCGAGAAGCTTAGAGACTGGGTAACGTTTGATGTTCACGGCATCACTCTGATTGCCGCCGAGCCCCCAGACCCAAGCGCCCTCAATCCGATCAATGAAGAACACATGGCCCTGCCAACTTGAGCGGCCGCGCGGGATTACGCCGATGTCGCCTTGCTGGGCCTCCGCGGTCTTCACCGGGACACCCCAGTCGAGATAGGACCGCGCCGTCAGCTTACGGGTCGAGCGGATGCCAGCTTGCTCGAGGCAATGGCCCACAAAAGCTGCGCACCAGGCGACGCTGTCATGTTCCACCCAGTCGTGACCGACTGAGGCATACATCTCCAGGATGACGGGATTGTCGGCGGGGCCTGGGCCCTCAGTTGTGCCGATGTAGCTGCGGGCAATTTCGAACGGTGTCATGATCTGCTCCCATGCAAATGCAAACAGCCGCCCCAAAGGACGGCTGCAGTTGAACGTTTAATAAAGGACAGGCCTTGAGAGGCTAGCTCGCTTTGGCGCCATCAAAGACGGTGTCTTTGGCCTGCATCAGCCAATCATCCACGGCGGCGGCAGCGGAAGGACCAATGCCCGCCAGACCCATAAGTTGAACCTCATAGAGACCGTGGGCGTTTTCGGGATCGCACCAATGGCCGCCATGGGCGAGCACCAACCGCCTGACCGTTGCCACGGGATCTTTCGATGCCTCAATCTGTGTCAAAATCGCTGCGATCTCAGTCATAGCGTGTTCCTCCCATGGTCGTTTCTTGAGCCTCAATTGGTCGTCGTGATTGGCCGCTTCAAGTGCGCGGTCCAATCTGCGTCGCTACTTCTTGCGACTGAGCCACGCGGCAAGGAGAGCCTCTGCCCCGCGTGGGCCAAGATAGGCGAGCGTTGCCACAAACCCGGTGGAGACCGGCTGCGACAGGCCGATGTAGCGCGCCGCCGCCTCTCCAATCAGCGCCATGCCGACGGCCACGGGGATTTCCCACAGGAGCTCTTTGCCAAAAAAACGGCGATTGCCGAGCTTCACCTCGCCCGAGTGGTACATCAGACGCCCTGTAAAAGCCCCAATCAATGTGGTCACGGCCCCGCCAAACAGCGCGTTTATGGTGTCAATAAATCCGCCATCGTTCATGTCGCGTTTCCCTCAAGTTCTGCCACTCGGGCAGACAATTCTTTGACAGCCTCAATCAGCAGACCGGTGATATTGCCGTAGGCGACGGAGAGCTGACCGGTGTCCGCATCCGCCCGCACCACTTCGGGGAGCACCGCCTCAACCTCCTGAGCAATCACCCCAATCTGTCGGCTGCCATCCATCGTGAAGCGCACGCCGCGCAAGGCGCTGACCAAGGCCAGCGCGTCGACGATGGTCTCAACATCGGATTTGAGCCGCGCGTCGGAGGAAGAGACGAAGTTCGGGGCGGTCACCACGCCGGTGAAACTCGCTCCTGATAGCGCCGCCTTTGCAGCGATCGCTGCATCGTAATCGGCGGCGGATTTCGTCGCCATGCTCCCAATGCCGAGGTTTGTCCGAGCCACGGCTATGTTCGCCAGGCCTTCCAGGTTGCCCGCCGCATCGAGAAGCGCGTCCCAGCCGGTGTTCGTGGCGTTCCTCCGGCGCAGAACTGGTGGCGAGACCGAGGTGTCGACCCAAAGCATGCCCGCGGTGGTCGCCGTCGGTGTAGAGGCCCCAGCATTCGTCGATTGCAGCGCCGCAATCACTTCATTGATCCGGGCCCGCACCGCAGCACCCGCATCATTGGCAATCGTAAAGCTGGAGGTTTGCGTCATCTCAGCGTTTTCCTGTTGCGGTCATTGGTCGGATTTCAGCGAACACGTCAGGCCACCTCATCGGCATAAAGCCGCAATTGGCTGACGATCGGCGTATAAGACGCGTCTTTCGTCGTCAGATGCGCCCGCGCTTCCACCGCGCGGGCTTCGATTTCGTGGTTGTCGAGACGACCCCAGGGACCCCAGGCGGGCGTGCCGGCCGGATCGTCATCGGTTTCGCGGATCTCAAAGAGCACGTCGATTTCCGCGCCAGCCGACCCATCAAAATCCGCCCAGGTGTCCATCAGCGCCGTGCGGGCATCGATCCGGTCATTCAGCGCGAGGGCGGCCACGCCGATCTCCGAGCGCAAGCGCACGCGTTTCACCGCGCCAAGGTCGAGCCCGGCGGCAAAGCCGTACCACCCCTCCATCGCGGTCACTTGCGTCACGCCATTTGCGGTTGTCGTGGCGAGCGTCAGGTTTGCCCCCGTGATCTGCAGCCCTGATTTCGGGCCGACAAATCCGGGATCGGCTTGCAGAAAGTCCAGCGTCGAGAAGGCCAGCACCTGCGCGCCCTTGGTCGAGACCCGGGTTTCGGGTCCAGCGCGGCCGCCGCTGTCTTCCGCGCGCACCAGATAGGTCCCGGGTTTCAGCGGCACGACGGCGATGGCCTCACCGCCCGAGACCCGGTCCATCGAATAACTGTCAGCCCAGGTGGCCGTCGATTCCTTTGAGTGCCGGATCACGACATTGCCGCCCACGCGGACATCAGGATCAACCGAGCGGGACCATTTGAGGATCGCAAGCCCACCCGCTGTTTGCAGCGTCACGTTCTCTAGCTGCGCTGGAGGGGCGGTGAGCCCGAGGATTTCAACCGCTGTCTCCTGCCAGGGCGAGGAGACGCCCAAGACCGAGATCGCCTTTACGCGGAAAGCCCAAGCTCCCGGCGCAATGTCGCGGATTTCGAGCGCGGTGCCATCGGTGCGTCCATAGTCGATCCACTCGGTTGCGCCCGCCAGTTTCCCCTGCAGCTGGTATGCAGAGATAAAGCTAGACGGTGCAGCTTCCCAGCTGATCTTCGCCAGTACCTTCAGCCCGCCACCATCCCGCGTGACATAGAGGTCTTCGGTGACCTGCGGTGCGCCGGCGGGCGGAATGTCGTAGGCATTGGGCAAGGCTGTCCGTGGGGCAGCTGCGTAGATCTGCTGCTCGGACGCCGACCAGTCATAGACCAAGGGCGAGGTCTCACGCAGCACAAGTTCCGGCAGGAGCAGCGGCCCATCGCCCGAGGCCGTCAGATCAAGGCTCACCCCGTGCACCTCGAAGGGCTTCGCGGCAAAGCCCCAGCGGGCGTAGGAGAGCGTCACCACATCCCCGACGGTGGCGGCCCAGGCTGAGAGCTTGCCCGAAAGCCGCACCGTCATCTGCCGACGCGCGCGTTCAAGCTCAATCTTGGCCAACCGCTGCGCCATGGCGGCGGAGATCGTGAAGGGCAGCGAGATATCGCGCCATTTCCGCTCGCCACCGTCCTCGGCCAGATAGACATCCGACGCGTAAGCCGGAAAGTCATCCGGTTGCCAATCGTTCTCGGGGCTGACGAACTGCCCCCGCACCCCGTTGAAGTTCGACGACATCGTCACGCGCGTCGCCAAGGTCAGCCCGCCCTCGCGGGCATGGTCCGATGTGAGCGCCACGTCAGGTGCGCGCCATGCTCCCGCGTGGATGCGCCAGGACCCGCCCGAAAAGGCACAGCGCCCGGCGAAGGAGGAGAGCATCCCCTCAATGATTGTCTTCGGGACCTCCGAGAGGGTGATCACCCCGTTGCAGGCGTAACGCGGCTCTACCCCACCGCCGGCGAGTGGAACGATCTCGTCGCAGATGTTCGCGGCTTCGACCAAGGAGATCTCGTCAATCCCGTCGGGCTGGCCGATGCGCGCCCCGATGCCCCAGGTCGGGTTGGCCATATAATCGGCAAGGCATAGGGCGGGGTTTTCCGAATAGCCTGCGGTTTGCGTCCGCGGATCCCAGATGTCGTCCTTGCCTTCGAGATCGACCGTGATGTTCGGGATCCCGCCCGGAAAGGCGTCCTGGTCATAGGTCAGCCGCAGCCGAATGGCCGCACAGCCCCGAAGCTGATGGTTCTCGGTCCATTTGTCGGGCAGCGCTGCCTTGAGGCCCGCAAAGGCGGTCTGGTTGGCGGCACCCAGTTTCTTTTCGACGACGACCTTTCCGGCCCAGCGGCCCTGCGCGACCCCAGCGGCATTCACAGCCACTTCGCCTTCAAAATAGATGGCGCCGATCGATTTGACCCGGTGCGTGGCCAGGACGATCACCAGATCGAGGTATTTGTTGTCCGACCCCGAGGCGTGCAGGAAGACGATGACCCCACCCTTGCGGGTGCGGCCATAGACGAGATCGCGCGGCACGACGGGCTCGCGGATCGTCACTGTCCGCGGCCGCATCGTGGTTTGCGGTTTCGGCATCAAGGCCTGCGCCGCATAGGACAGTAGTAGCGTCCCGCCGATCCGCAAGAGCGCCGCGCCAATACCGCCTGCAGCCAATACGCCGCTGATCGCCCCCGCGATCGCGGTGACGGCTGTCA